GCAAGATTATCACATAGTGTGTGCCAGTTCACAAGGCTGCACACACTTTTCCCATTATACCCTAAAATCGAGTATATTATAAAGGTGGGAGAGATACCCACCAAAAATGTTCACTAACAACCCTAATTTCCAACATGAGAAAAATAGAAAAGCAAATGAATTTCGCTCTTTCAAATAGATCTGACTGGTCTAATTCTAATACAAGAGTTGAATACAATTCAAACACAAATTGCAGTTCTGTTTATCTACATGGTCATCAAATTGCAACCCTAGATCATAACAATCAAGCGTTGAAATTGTCCTCTTGTGGTTGGCAAACAAACACCACAAAATCAAGACTAAATGCTATTTTAGATGAGATAGATTACGGTTGCAAAGTATTCCAAAAAAACTTCGATTGGTTCGTTAGTTATAACAATCAGACAGTCGATTTTTGGGATGGAATGATACTATGTGGAGGTGAAATCCTCTAGAGAGAGTATTAATTTACCCTCTCTTTTTTCTGTCCTTAATTATTACTTACATGAACACTTATTCCCCTGAACTTTATAACATTATCCTCGAAGAATATGAAGCTTCAGGATATAAACTATTCTATGACATGTTTGGTGTCTTAGATGGTAACGAACCTTATAAAGTTATACGAGGTGACTAACATTAACTCACCGATTCTTAATTTCCTATTATTACACAAATTACTTAAAAGATTAATCATGCAAAAACAACTTTCCTTTCAAATTAACAACAAACAAATCTCACATAAAGATTTAAATACTGTCAGAGATTTCTTCACTGATGAACAGTGGGACGTGATAGATTACGCACTAAGTGAGTATCAAGATCACGATGATTCAACAGAAAAGTGTAAAGAAGTGTTGGACGTTATTGGTCAATTATTTCGTACATCTTACTAGGAGTTACTAACAATGAACAGACCAACATTGCCACCGATTCTGAATACTCAAGAGTACAAATCTCTTGTGGAAAAGTATAACAAAGATGAAGAAAAGCAGCGAGAATATTGTTATAAACCCTACCGTACTTTGCATAATTATTAACAATGAACACAACACAATCACAGTACGAATTGTTTCAACAATGGTTAAACGATTGTCCTGTTAAGATATTAGATTATCAGGATTTTAGTGATCAGTTTCAGATAACATTCGGAGTAGAATTAGAGGAGGAAAACTAATGCAAACCATGAGAGATTACCCACCCGAAATGTATAACGAGATACTGAAAGATTTCAACTTTCGTTATGGTAAATTCAACCCAATTCCTTACCCTAATTATAAACAACCTCATAATCAATCCGATGAGGACACTAACAACAATGGAGGTGCAATCTAATGAGAAGAAAGTTATTTAATTACCATATTCAGGACGGTTATGTATATAAACGATATAGAGATAATCAGGATTTGTTTATACAAAGTTATGAATATAAACCCATTACGTTATCATCAAAGGATCGTAATTATCTGAAGAAGAGTACATCTTATAAGGATAATATACATATATTCTTTTCACATATCGAAGAAAACTTCACTCTCTTAATTAAAAACAATGAAACGCCTATTTGTTCCACAAACTAACAACAATCGTTATGAAACTGAAGCCCATCAAGTATTACTTACTGGTAATGAAATCTCTACGATTCTTTATACTTTAGAAGGGTATATTCAAGGATCTGATGATTACAATGAAGATTCACAATTTGCCAAGGACATTAATAACATCTTCGGTAAATTAGAAGGAGTTACTGATGCTTACTATGAGAGATTAAAGAAATTAGAGTATAATCGACAACATGAAGAAAGGAGGATAAAATGATAACAAAAGACATACAAAAGCACTCAAAAAAGTGTTATTTTAGTACTATAAGTTTTCCACATAAAGTAATAGTTTTTCCACATACTTTCCACAATTAGATTAACAATGAACTATAGACAATTAAGGGATGAGTTACTGTTACTTAGTGAAGAACAGTTGAATACACAAATCCTAGTATTCTCAAAGGAAGTGAATACTTTTCGTCAGTTAATTGCAACGGTTAAATATACAACAATGGAGGAGGAATTGCGTTATGGAGTTGATACTGGGCTGCCTTATATTTGCGTGGAGTAAGTGTTAATAACTAATGATTAAAAAGGTATTATTAAATGTATATGAAAGGTGTATAGATACCTGTGGAAAAGTGTATAGAATCGGTGTTGAATCCTTATGAGTTAAATGTTACTTTCTTTAGTGATCTTGGCGTTCATTCTATCATAAATCCTCAGAAAAGTCAACCCCCTTCAGTATAAGTCAGCAGACCACAGTATTTTTGACAGGATAACACTTTTCGTGTATAATAGTACTATGAAAGTATCAACGACCTTATGCACAGTTACTAACAATTAGTTTTCCACAATACCTGTGGAAAAGTATAAACAATTCGTGTATAAGTATGCAGACAGTGTATCAACAATACATTGATAATCTCTGAGGAGTTGTTGTTACCTTATAAGGGTACACTTAGTGGCTCATTGTAACACAAATGCATAAGGATTGCAAGCCTTCGTTAACAACAACTGACAGAACAGTTTGTGATAGTCTGAGACCTTATGTGAGGGTTGCAAAGTAACACAAACTATGATATAATTAGAGAGTATTCGTGTTACTTCGTGTACTTATGAGTTAGTGACATTTAGGACACGTATTTGCGCCCTTATGTTAAAAACGATAGAGACCCTAACCTACAGAGGTGACAATTCGAGAGAGTGATATAAGGATATAGAAAAAATTCTGAGATATAAAACGACCTTCAAATACCCATAGCACATAAAAATTCCCCTGGCCATAAAAGTAGCACAGGGGTTTTTCATATATAATTTTTGATGAGACAATAATTGGGACTAAGACCAATGATAGATCAATACGAAAAGGATTTAATTATCGAGACCCTTCACTATCGTTTAGAGAACGACACACATCTTACAGAAGAACCGACCCTCAAAGATAACATGGAAGAACTTATATTCAAGTTACAAGAGGAGTATATATAACTAACCATTGCAATTATTGCATTGAAGTGGTATAATATACACATAATGACTCTGAGGTTATGGCAAAAGGATTTACAGTAAAAGCAGAAGCACCAACGGCAAAGAAACAAGTATTTGACATTGCTGCTGCACGAGAAGCAATTAAAGGAAAAACAGTGGTATTCTGTCTACCTGGAAGAGGCGTTTCATATATCTTTCTGAAGAACTTTGTACAACTCTGTTTTGATCTTGTACAGAACGGTGCAGCAATTCAGATATCTCAGGATTATTCGTCGATGGTTAACTTCGCACGGTGTAAGTGTTTAGGTGCGAATGTACTCAGGGGACCTGACCAAAAACCTTGGGACGGCAACTTGAAGTACGACTACCAACTATGGATCGACTCCGATATAGTATTCGATACAGAAAAGTTTTATAAGTTAGTTGCGATGGATAAGGATATCGCAGCAGGTTGGTATTGTACCGAGGACGGACGAACGAGTTCTGTGGCTCACTGGTTAGAAGAAGGAGACTTCCGTAAGAATGGTGGAGTCATGAATCATGAGACCTTGGAGTCTCTAAGTAAGAGAAAGAAACCATTTACAGTAGACTATACAGGTTTCGGTTGGGTTCTGATTAAGAATGGTGTGTTCGAGAAACTCCCCTATCCTTGGTTTGCTCCCAAGATGCAAGTATTTGAGTCAGGGGAAGTACAGGATATGTGTGGGGAGGATGTCTCATTCTGCCTAGACGCAATGGATGCAGGTTATGAGATCTGGTGTGATCCTACTATCAGAGTGGGTCATGAGAAGATGCGAGTCATCTAAAAAAACCCCGTAAAAGTTGGGGCGTGAAAAATCGCCCCGTTAAAGTATACATTAAAAGGAGAAAACACAATGGGTATGAGAAGTCTGTCTGGTGAAGTATTAATTGAAGCCAGACCCAAGAAGACGAAACAAGGAAGAGGAAAGCATACTAAGTATGCTGCTACGAGTAGAAACAAAGCAAAGAAAATCTATCGAGGTCAAGGAAGATGAAACTCTATCGTATTGAAGAACAATTAACTTCTGGATGGGCAGAAGTAATTGGTGGTCTTACAAAAGACGAAGCATCTAATAAATTGAATGCTTTAATTCAAGAAGGATACAATCCAAATGATTTACGAGTAAGAGTCTTATTAAATGAATAATATAGAAAAAGCATTAGAACATGCTAAATGTGCTTCCGAATTAGTCGGAGGCACTTTTTCTTACCTCTATACAGGTGACCAATCACGTAATTATGGTAAGAAAATAGTCATCGAATGGGCAGATGATGATTACTCTAAAATTCCAAGTCGGTATTAACCACTAAATATAGCAGTAACCATTATAGATATACTAACGCAGTATATAAATTTGGATGGCCGTTAAAGTATCTCGTGCATTTAAGGATATCAGTTTGTCTTTTAAGAGACATCCTGTGACTAATGACGTGACTGTGCTCAAAAATGAGGACGCAATTAAGAAATCCGTTATCAATTTATGCCGAACTCGCATAAATGAACGGTTTTTTAATGAATTGTTAGGTACATCCATTGAAGATTCGTTATTCGAGAACAATTTAAGTGATATTTCAGACTTTCTAGAGAGAGAAGTTACTACTTTAATTAAAAACTATGAGAAAAGGGTCACATTAAAGAATGTAATTGCGACACCTGTACCTGATTCTAACGAATTATCGATTCGTATTGAGTATGAAATCACAGGATTACCATTTCCTCCACAAAATATAGAGTTCTTACTACAACCGACAAGGGTATAATGGCATTTAAGCAGTTTACAAACTTAGATTTTAACGATTTACGTGCTCAGATTAAAGATTATCTGAGATCAAACTCCAATTTTACGGATTTTGACTTCGAGGGATCAAACTTTTCTATATTAATCGATACTTTAGCGTATAATTCTTACATTACTGCCTATAATACTAACATGGCAGTCAATGA